CTGAATATAAGTCAAAGGAATTTATGGATTGGTTAAAGTCTACCGGAATGACTTTGGATGCATTTAAAAAGTTACCTGTTTACAAAATAAACTTAGAAAACGGGAATATTCGAGAATAGGTGTGATCCGCATACGGTAAATCTTTGGTATACGAAGGAATTTTGGAATTATCAATATATTTCTATTGGGTAATTTTTACCCGCGGTAAATAAAGGAAATTTTAACGGGGAGGAGGTTGAAGACCTTGTTAATAGAAGAAGTAACTAAGAAGAATATCAGGAAAGCGAAGAATAAAGACCTTTACTCGCTTCGACTTCGTGCATTACAAGTGTGGGACAAGAACTTTATTCGGAAAAAGGAGGATAGTTCGATTTCAAGGAAGGAGTTTCTTGAGAAGTATGGAATCCTTGTTGACGAATTGAAAAGTCGTGAAATCTATAAGAACACTTACGACGTAGACCAGGTACTATACTTTCAAAAGATGCATGGGATAGATGTCCCCTCTCTTGAAACGCTACCAATTTTTGAAAACTTTGTCTTACTTGGTTCCGATATGAAGAAGGGTGGTATTGCTAAAAGCGAAAATTGTCGTGTTGTTATTCAAGATATCAATTACGACAAAGTTTATTCGACGATAAAGAAACACCTTGAAGATTATTTTGGAAGTGAAGTTGTACTTACTAACTGTGTTGGCGAAGATATTCAAAAAGCGGTACCGATGTTTGATATGGTGTTGGTTCCAAAAGAGAAGACGGAGATTAGTAAACCAGAGGTAACTGAGAACTATGTTCGAATTCCGATTAAGAATTATAGTTTAAAAGGCAAGACAATACGAACGATTACAGTTAAACCAAATGAAATCAAAGGTTTATATTGTGTTGAAACCAAAGAAATTGTTACTTTGTTGTTTGACAAAGAGAAATATACAATGGAATCTGCACGTAAATGGATAAAGGAACACGATGTAAACAAGTTGGAAGAAACGCTAAAAGGCTATTTTGAACCGGAAATCTCAAAAGCAGAAATGAAAAATGTTCCGATTATCAAAGTGGATTCCAAGAAGCAAATCGTAGCAGCCATTGTTTATTCTCCAGGAGAAATTGATTCTCAAGGCGATACTACAACTGCGGAAGAAATTGAGGAAGCGTGCCACAAGTTTAACTTGGGTCATCCGCGTTTTAGAGTAAATCACGGAAGTAAAGACATTGATGTTGATTTGTTGGAAAGTTATACATTACCGCTAACAGGAAAGATTGGAAAAGAGCGTGTAGTTAAAGGCAGTTGGATTATTCTTGCGAAGATTAAAGACAAAGAAGTGTGGGAACAAATTGACTCTGGAGATTTAACTGGTATAAGTATGCGAGGGTTTGCAAACAAAGAAGAAGTTACACTTGATTAGATTATTATTATCATATATAATATAAACAGACACAAGTTAAGTATAGTTAGAATCCGTAAGGCGGATGTTTAAGCTTATTGGTTGTGAGTTTAAACATTCGTCTTTTTTATTGGGACTGAAAGAGGTTTATATGAAGAAGAAGGCAAATTTATTAACGGACATTGATGTCTTTGAACTTTCTTTCTGTAAGTCACCTGCGAACAAAAAGCGATACTTATTTACTAAGAATGGAAATGAAGTTAAAAAGCAAACGTTTGATAATTTGAATATTCAGATTGACTCCGATGGTTCTGTTGAAGGAACGCAGTTTGTAGTAAATGGAGAAGTTCTATCGAACGTTGAATATTTTAATTTCAATTTTGACAAGCAAGCGTATGCAGACTCACTTGGGCCAGCGCTTGAATGTTCGTATGGAAAGAATAAAACAGAAGGAAATGGTTTCGTAGGAATCGAAAATTATCGTTTAAGTAAAACAGAGGTGAATAAAATGATTACGAAAATGCAAGAAGGATTGAAAAAATTCTTTGGGGAAGATGTTAAATCAGAAGAAGTTGTCGCATTTAAGAAATCCGAAACTTTTGTAGCCACTATCGAAAAGGCTATTAATACTATTAATGAGTACAGCGATAGTTTTCCTGAAGACTTAAAAGAGGCTGTTGGTTCTATTGTAAAAGGTACTTTAGTTGAAGAAGAAGCCAACACGGATGACAAAAAGAAAGATGTTAAGTTAGAGAAAAATGAAGAACCCGCAGATGAAAACAAAGATGCTGAACCTCCTGCAGATACTAAAGCTGATGAAACTACAAATGAGGAGGAAGATAAGGAAGGTAAAGACGAAGTAGAGAAAGCCTTGAAAGGAGTTACCGAAAGTATCAATAACCTTCAAACGGAATTTAAAAAATCGTTTGAGAAATTTGATGAACGTTTGAAGAAAGTTGAAACTATAAAAGGAAACAAGCAAGGGCTCGACGGACAAGATACTGAAACCGATATTAAGAAAGGCGAAGAAGACTCGCCCAAGTGGAAGTCATTCTTTGCTCAGTAAAGAAGAAAGCAAAAAGAAAAGAAGAGGTGAAGAAAAGTGATTACGAACAAGAGATTACTTAACAAAGATGAGTTTATCAAGGGGACAATCTTTCCTTCGAACATTAATTTTACTGCTGAAGAAGCCGAACAATTTATTGATTACATCGTTGACCAATCGGTTTTGAAAAACAATGCAAAGATAGTTCGAATGGCTAAACCCGAAAAGCTACAGAGAACATTAGGAATAGACGGCAAGATTTTATACCCAAGTGAAACTTTCTCTTCGTTAAACTACAAAAAGGATGTGTCTCACAACATTGATACTTTGTCAGTCAAGAAAGCGCGAGGTTGTGTTGTCATATATGATGATGACGTTGAAGACAATATTGAAGGGGAAGCGTTTGTCGACCACTTAATGAGAATGATTGCTGCAGGAATTGCAAACGATTTGGAAGAAGCATATTACACAGGTGTTAGACCAGTCGCAGGAACTAACCCATTAGACTTGAATGGTGTTTGGGATGGTTGGCGACATAGAATGTTAACGTACTCAAACGATGTTACAGGTGCTGCAACTATTTTAGATGCAACTGATAGCGGAGACTTTAGTAACACCACAGGTTATATTGTTGAACAAAATGCCAATGCTCCTTATGATTGGGAGTTTAAGTTTGCTAAAATGTTAAAGAGTATGCCTTCAAAGTATAAAAAACTTCAAGGTGGCCTTGCAAACTTTAGATTCTATTTGAACGACCAATTGTTACAAGATTACATCGATAGTTTAGCTGCAAGAAATACTATACTTGGAGATAATGCAATATTAGGCCAGGGGCCAATTCAATATGGTAGAGTTCCAATAGTTAGTATGCCTTTAATGCCTACCGATGTACCAAGAGTTACCGCAGGGGTTGATACTACGTTAGCAAGCAATGCCGCAAAGGGTGCAACTTCAATCGTTGTAAGTGCTGCAACTGGAGCAACCGCGGATGATTATATCTACATCTACAAAGCAGGACTCGAATACAAAGCCGAAGTTGTTCAAATTGATTCTGTTGATGGAACTACACTTAATTTAAAAACTGCTTTAAAGTGGGCACATACTACAGCAGAGGGCGAAACAGTAAAAGAAGTTACATTGGATGCAACCGATTGTTTCTTAACCCACAAGGACAATCTAATCGTTGGTATTCTACGTGATATTAAAATGGAAACACAAAGAGAAGCTGCAGACGAAGCAACATATTTCTTCTATAGTTTGCGTTCGGATTTACTTTTAAGTAATCCAAATGCAGTTGTGTTTTTGAAAAATCTAAAAACAAAATAAGGGGTAGGTTATGACGACAAGAAAGATTTATGAGATTTGGAATTTTGGAAAGACTCGAGTAGTTCCGTACAAGCGACAGCCAATCTTTCTTCAGTCGAACTGGGGTTTTGAAACTGCCGATACGGAAGTTGTTAAAACTCTTAAGAAAGTTCCTTATGTTAGTGTAAAGTTTTTACGAACAGAAAAAGTAAAAGTCGCGGAATCTCCCTCAATGAAAAATAAAACGGCGTCTCCTAAAAAGTTGGAGGCTTCCTCCTTTGGAGCTACTTCCGCGACTTCGAAAAAGAAAAAGAATGAAATAATTCAAATGATGAAAGAGGTGACAAGTAATGGCTAAGGTTGATTTATCGAGTATAGATAGGAATATAAGTGTCGACATCCAAAAACTACTTCAAGAAGCGTTCTCGGATGGAATTGATTGCAACATTCCTATAGGAGAAGGAAAGAGTATCACCTTTGATAAGGGTGACGGAACAGTAGTTACTTTGGGACTTAATGCCTCCGGTGGTTTATCTATTGATAACGCGGGAACCCTTGCAGATATTAAAGTTGCTTCAATAATAGTTGATTGTTCCGGCGGTGGAACAGCTGAAACTGAAGATATTGTAGTATTACCTGCTGGTTCTACTATTCTTGAAGTTATCGTACATACAACGGAAGCATTTGATGGCGATGCAACGACAACTTTTGAGGTAGGTATAGCTGGAAATATTGATAACTATGTTGATACGGTAGACTTTGATGTGTCTACTCTAAACACCTTTGTTTCTATGACTGGTGGAACAACTAATGATAATAAGGTTCCAGAAGTTGTAGCAGCAGAAACAACTATTATAGCAACATGGACGAATACCGCAAATATGACTGCGGGTAAAGTCAAAGTAACTGTTGTTTATATTTAGAAAATTAAATAGAATTAGGCGGTGATTAAAACTCACCGCCTTAAGTTAAAGGAGGAAGGAAACTATGAAAGTTCAAATTGGTGAGATTCGAGATATAGTAGAAGGGATCGATCGTCTTCCGGAGATCGCGGTAAAACCTGCGTATTGGTTAGGGAGAATTAGGAGTTATTTACTAACGGAAACACAAAAGTTTGAAAAGACACGATTAGAATTAATTAAAAAGTATTCTGAAACGGACGATAAGGGTAATATTATTCGAGATGAGAAAACTGGACAACCTAAAAACCTTGATAAGAATACATTTCAAGAAAAATACCTTGAGGTTCTTAATCGGGAGATTGACATTCCCTTTAAGACTATCAAACTTGAGGAGCTAAAGTTAGAAAAAGTAAAACCAGAGATACTTGCAAAACTTGAAAAAATAGTGGTGCTATAGGAAGGAGTTTAATTATGGCAAAAGGAATTCCTAAAAGAGATGGTAGCGGTGGTGGTGCAAGAAGTAATCGTGGGCGTGGCGGTTGTAACACTACGCGGAGTACTGGACAAGGAAGCAATCGAAGAAAATAATGTTTGCGAGGTGAGGTAATGATATGGCAGCAGCAGGAAATTATATAACGGAAACAGAAATAACAACGTGGCCAACCGAAATGGAGGAAGAGGAAAAACAACGTCGAATTGATTTGGCGGAGGAAATGGTAGAAAATATAACCGGACAAGTTTTCTATGCTAAAACATTTTCTATTACTCTGAACGGAAACAATTTACGAAGGCTTTTTCTTCCATTTGCGTTTCCAATACTTAGCGTAACACTTCTGAAGGTTGGTACTCGTGAAATTTCTTCTGCGGATTATGATTTTGATGAAAATTCAATTTACGGTCCATACTTTCCTCGTGGAAGAGCAAACATAACAATCGAAGGAACTTATGGAAGTGCTTCCACGCCTAAAGGAATCACACAAATCGTACGTAAAATTGTCGATAGTGAAAACGATCCAGTGCTCTATCAAAAGTATTTTTACAAAAGTGAGCATTCGGGTGAGTACTCTTATACAAGGGATGATAAAGGTGAATTGTTAACAGGTTTGCTTGAGGTTGATTTGATGCTGAAACAATATCAGAAACGGAGGCCAATACTTTTATGAGAGTAATCGGTCCGAGTAAAGAATTCGTTCATCAAAAACGTGAGAAGGTGGACTCCGTAGATGTTTACGGACAAAGTTATAAGTTTACTACCGGTGAAACTTTTCGTGGAGTTATTACTAACGAACCTCCTAAGTCCGATGCCGAACGAATGTATGAAGGAAAAGTAGGCGTACAAATTGATTATAAAATGCGTACAATGTTTACGGATCTGACAGAAGCCGATCGAGTTAAGTTAGTGGGTACCGATCGTGTTTTTGAAATTGTGAGTATCGTAGACCTTTTTGAGCAAGGTGTATATAAGGTGGTTGATTTACATGAGCGGAAAGAATGATTGGAAACTTGAGTGGAAGGGAAAAGAGTTTAATTCAAAACTCGATATGGACATCCCAACAACAATGGATGTGATTGGACACTACTTAGTTGCGAAGTTGCGTGAAACGCTTAATCAGCAAGGACACGGTCGTATCTATCGTACGGGTCGTTCTGGAGGCACGCATCAAGCAAGTGCTCCTGGAGAACCACCTGCACCGTGGACAGGCGATTTAAGAAATACTACATTCTTTGAAACCGGGTACGAACAACAGGAGTTTTTTACAAAAGTTGGTAGTCCTATGCCATATGCAGCACGCTTAGAGTTTGGAGATTCTCACATTGCAAAGCGACCTTGGCTGGGAGTAACTTTACGAAATGAACGAAAGGCAATTGAAAAATTTTTACAGTCGGGGATTTTTAAATAATGGAAACACAAAAATCGATTGAAAATCAAATACTAACATATTTACTTGCAGATACGGAATTAGCAACATTGTTGGGTAATAGTAATATTCGTGTAGATACGTTAACACGTTCTGATACTTTTCCGTATATACGTTTTGATATTGATTCTCGAGCAAAAGATGCAGGTGATACTCCTGTGATGAGGGGAGTATTAACGGTAGATATTTGGGATAAAAATGTGTTAGGAACCCAAAAGGTTTCTGATATTAGCGAACGTTTGGTGCAACTATTAAGCTTTAAAACGTTTTCTAATCAAGAAAAAGCAAAAGGAATTCGTATTTTCTTCGAGAGTTTCCAGAGAGTTGCCGATACCGAAGAGTTTATATACCACATAGTTCTTCTATTTTCGGTTGAATATATTAGGACGAATATAATTAATGTACTATAAAAGAGGTGAAATAAGATGACAGTTAAAACAGGATTAAATGCAGCCACACCAGATCGAATTCTTATTGATGCAGGAGCTGTTTATTTGAACTATGGACTTTCCACAGAAAGATTATTGGGTGCTACCCGAGGTGGAAATGAATTCAATTTAAACAGAACAGTCAAAGATGTTGAAGTAGATGGTGTGATGGGCTCTACAAAAGGCTTAAGAAGGGTTACTGAAGTACGACCGCAATTGACTTGCAACTTAATTGAGTTGTCCTTGGACAATTTACTTAAAGCAATTGCGGGTGCAACACAAGAGGAATCGGCTAAACAAGTTGCGGTTGAATCAGAGTATGTTGGTGTTGGGGATACTTCTGAGGTAGTGTTTGCTTTGAATAACGATGATGTTGTTCCGGACACAGAATCAGTTTACATCAACGGTACAAAACTTACACGAAGTACCAAATACTCCTCACGCTTTGTTGGAGATAACGCAATTGATAACAAGGATTTTGATGGCGGAGTTGGTGATTGGACAAAGGGTGATGCTTCGGATACTATTGAGAGCATTGCTTCTGGATATTCAAAAGCGTGCAAAAATGCTTGTACAACGAATGGATTAAAGTATACCGCAGGTGCTACGGCTGATGTAGCGTTCTTGACATTGCCTGGTGGTAACGGAGCACAACTAACAAATCTCGTCGTAGGGGAACACTACAGATTACAAATTGCGATGAAACACGAAGATGGAGAATGGGGTGGCGGAGCTGTAACCGTTGCGTGTGATGCCGGTTCTAAAGAAGTAACTACTACAACGGATTGGGTTGTCACAGTAATTGAGTTTGTAGCTACCGGAACGGATGCAAGTATTTCTTTAACAGCTGCGATTGCTCCAACAGACGGCGATATCTTCTACGTCGATTATTTGGAGTTAGAAAAAGTCGATGGTGATTACGTAATGAATTGGGATGCCGGGCAAGTAATATTTCCTGAAGACGATGTTCCTACTGGTTCTGAAAATATTACAATTGGTTATACTTACTATAGTGGAGCGACAGCAACCCACGATGTTATTACAGGGTCACAAATCACAGACGATGCTTATATAGACAATGTAGCCTTAGTTGGAAACGTTAGTGGAAAAGACCAGCCAATCATTTGTATCGTGAAAAACGCACTTGCGGATGCAGGGTTCTCAATTACAACAGCACCACGAGATGAAGCAGTTCCAACTCTGGTTTGGACTGGGCATTACGACCCAGCAGATCCAGATACAGAACCGTGGGAAATTCGATATCCACGTAGTTAATTAAAATAGTATTAAAGGAGGAGAATTATATGACTGATAAAGAAATATCAGATATGGAAGCTATTATGAGTGAAGGGCCCGAAGTCGAAATTGAAGGTCGTATTTTTAAATTGAGAAGGTTAGGGGTTCGGGATACTTTTAAACTTGCAAGAATTGTAGCAATTGGTGCCGCGGGTATAGGAAAAGAAATTGGAAATATGCAGGAACTTAGTCCAGAACTTATAGGGGGACTTCTCCTACTTGGTTTTCCATATGCCGAGCGTGACGTACTTGAATTTTTAAGTAGTATAATTGATGTTCCCTTTGAAGAGTTTTCCAACCCTGAAAAGTTTCCGATGGGTTCCGAGGTTGTAATTGTAAACGCGCTGGTAGAGCATGTGGATGTTAAAGCTTTTTTCAGCAAAATCGCAATGTTGACGAAATCGCCAGCATTCAAGACGCTTTTGAAAGGAACCTCGACCTCGTCCAAGAAAGGTACGGCTGGACAGACAAAGAAGTCTTAGATGAAATTCCGTACGCACGGTATTTAAGGCTTGTAAAGTTAGCAGCGAAACAAAAGTATGATGAACTTAAGCATCAAATGAGAAACCAAGCCTATCTTGGATGGATGATTTATTTACTAATGCCTTCGGGAAAACATATACGAAAACGTTCTTTGGAAGAATGGTTTCACGATTTCGGTTTGGACGAGAAACCAAAGAACACTCAATATACGAAGGAAGATGTTGAAGCAATGGAAAAGAAATCGCTTGAAATTGCGAATAAAATTATTCAAATGGATAAGCGAAGAGGAAAATAATGGAAATTTTTAAACTCTTAGGAACAATTGCGGTAAATAAAGAAGGCGCTTTAAAAGACTTAAAAGCTGTAGAATCGCAAGCGGAAAAAACTTCTACGGGAATGCGAAACTCTTTCCAAAAGTTTGGCGACTCGATGAAGAAACACGGAGAGCAAATTGGTACCCTAGGAAGAAAAATGACTCTGTTTGGAACGATTGCCAGCACAGCCATTGTTGGAACTTTTAAATCGTATACTGATTACGAAACCAAGTTAGTTGATATGGCAAAGGTTACCGATGAGTCTTTTGATTCAATCGAAGAAAAGATTCAAGGGTTGGATCCAATCCTAGGAAACTATACGGATTTAATGTCTGGTTACTACCAAGTTATTTCCGCTGGTGTTACTGACCCGATTGAAGCGCTTGAGTTGTTAGAAACCGCTGCACGTACAGCGCAAGCTGCACACGTTGAACAATCAGAAGTCGTTAAAGGTATCACAAAAGTTATGGAAGGTTATGGCGACGAGATTGATAGTTCGAGAGAAGCTGCCGATTTATTCTTTGCAATCGAAAAAGAAGGTCAAACAAGTACGGCAGAACTTATTCCACTTATAGGTGGTTTGGCAAATGTATCACACCAAATGGGAATTGACGCTGAAGAAATGGGTGGAGCATTAGCACTCATTACTCGAACTGCTGGAAGTACTGCGGAAGCAGCAACACAGTATGAAGCAGTTTTAACTGGTTTGATAAAACCAACTACCGATATGCAAACGCTTACTCACGATTTGGGATATGAATCTACGCAACAAATGATTGCAGAAGAAGGTTTAGTAGGTGCGTTGAAACTTGTGCAAGATGCTACCGGTGGTAACATTGAAAAGTTGGGTGACTTGTTTGGTCGAAAAGAAGCAATCGTTGGATTTACTGCACTTTCAAAAGACAACTTTGGTTCGTTAAGTGAAATCATAGAAAACGTTAGCGACAAAACAGGTAAAGCAGATGAGGCGTTTAAAGAATGGAGTGAGTCCGGCGAAGCAAAAATGCAAGAAATGAAAAATTCGATGTCCGACCTCACCATTGTTTTAGGCGAAGCATTTGCACCATCAATTACGCTTGTAGTTGAAAAGATTTCTGAAATTATTCAAAGTGTAATTGATTGGTCAAAAGCAAACCCAGACTTAATGGAAACCATTGGAAATCTTGGTGCAAAGATTGCTGGTATT